AGCGTGTTGCGCTCATCGACAAAGCACGTCCTTCCCTTGATAGTGCTTTTGATTTTACTGGCCTTTCAGCTCGTGAAATCATGGAAACTTCCATCAAAGCCGTTCGTGGCGATGTTGATTTATCAGCTCGCTCTGATGATTACATCACTGCTATGTTCGACACCTTGGCTGAATCCCCTCGTGGTGATTCTGCTGCTACAGAAGAACTGCGTAAAGCTGTTGCTTCTATTGCGTCTCCAGTGTCTGCACCTTCTTCCTATATGGACAGATTGCAGAATGCTTGGAAATCCCCTCTCTCTGTCTCTAAGGAGCGCTGATCCATGGCCGTTACTTTTTCCGGGGCTAGTGGTTCCGCAGGTGGAGTGCAACAGACTTATGCTCTGCAGCACACCGCACTGCTGGAAGGCCAACTGTCCGACATCCGCGACAACACCATTGGCACTTATATCAATGAAACCAATGCCGTTTTGGCTTTCGGTAACGTTGTTGTATATAACTCTGGTGGTACTGTTGCTAATTCCGCTAAAACTATTTCCGCTGCAACTGATACTGTTCAAGGCGTAAACGTTCTCACTTATGTGGACGAAACTGCTCTTGATACCAACAGTCGTCCTGGCGTGAAAGACGAGCAAGTGATGAATGTTGCTAACGAAGGCGCCGTTGCTGTTTATGTTCATGGTTCAGTGACTCCTGCCACTGCTGTGCGCGTTATCCATACTGCAACTGGTGTTCAATACGCTGGTCAATTCCGCTCTGCTGCCCTTAGTGGCAAAACTGCTTTACTGGCGAATGCTCGTTACCTTTCTTCTGTTACCGGCTCCGGCCTGGCGATTGTTGAACTGAACGGTCCTTCGTTCACCCTTACCGCTGACTCTTGATAGGAGGCCCTCCAATGTCTGAATTTCGTATGGACGAAGCTGGCCTCTTTCTTGAGCGCCAACTTGAATTTATCCGCCCTCAAGTATTTGAAACGGTTTATGCCGACATCAAATATTCCACCATTCTTCCTGTAACTAGTGAAGCTGGTACTGGCGCACAAACTTTCACTTACCGCATCATGGACTCCACTGGTGAGTTCAAACTGATTGCAGATGCTGCTGATGATTTGCCCCGTGCAGACGTTAGCCAAGTGGAAAAGAGCATCAACATTCGTTCTTTCGGTGGTAGCTTCGGTTATACCGTGCAGGAACTCCGTGCTGCTCAAATGGCTAATATTGCTCTTGAGCAACGTCGTGCGCAAGCCGTACGTCGTGCTTATGAAGAGAAAGTAGAAGCTGTTGCCATGTTCGGCGAACCTTCTGTTGGTCTCGCTGGCTTCTTTAATAATGCAACTGTTGATGTTGTTACTGCGAACAAGTGGTTTACTGGCACTACTGCTAGTGGTACTGCTCAAGACATGCTGGAATTGTTGAACTATGGCGTTACTGCCATCATCAACGCTTCCAAGATGAAGGAGCAGCCCGATACCATCTTGATGGCTTACGAAGACTACAACGTAGTAAGCACCACTCGTAATTCCGATTCTTCGGACGTTACTGTGCTTGAGTATTTCCTTCGCACCAATCCTTACATCCGCAATGTTGAACCTATCAACCAGTTGGATGAAGGCAATAGCGTATTAACCACCAATCGCATGGTTGTTTATAAGCGCGATCCTGAGAAAGTGCAACTGCACATTCCACAACCTCTTGAGTTGTTCCCACCTCAACAGCGTGGACTTGAGTTCATTGTTCCTGCTCATGCTCGCGTGGGTGGTGTGGCTTTGTACTTCCCCAAGAGTGCCATTTACGTTCAAGCTTCTGCTGCTTGATCATAAACAAGGGAGGGGCGTTATGCTATCAGCAGTTCTACCGAACACTTCAAAATGCTAATTGCTTATCGCCCTGAGCTTGAAAACCCACCCCGTGAAGGTGGCTTCGGCATCATTACAGAAGGGGGCATGATTCAACTCACCCCTGGCCTCAATCAGGATGTTCCTGATAACCAATGGAAACAAGCTTGTGAAAACCGCGTGGTTAAACGGCTTATGTCTATTGGTGCTATCGAGGAAGTGAGAGAGCAGGTGACTGTGGAAAAAATTCCACAAGACGTTGAAACTCTTACAAACGTACCTCTACTTGAGGCTCTTCGTATCACTGAACTTATTCACGACGAAACTCAGCTTGCTGATTGGAAAAAAGTGGAAGGTCGGATACGAATTCGTAATGCCATCAGCAAACGCTTGGATTTACTCAAAAGAGGAGCTGCCTAATCATGGCTGTTACTACTGCTGATTTTATTCAACGGTTTCCTGAATTCACGCCTCATCCATCAGGGATTGTGAATGGAGCCATTGAAAGTGCTAGTGCTGATGTTGGAGCAGACATTTTTGGAGATCAAACAGATCGTGCTGTTCGTTTCCTTGCTGCTCACATTATTTCTATTCAACTTGCTCAGATGGGGGTTCAAATTGGAGCCACCGATGGGAAAGTTTACGGAAATGGTTTAGATGCCACACTTTACGGACAGGAATTCAAGCGACTCTCCGAAACAGCTTCTAACAATGGATCTTTAATCGGCTTTGTGGTCTAATGACTAATCCCGCACCACCACTAGCAAATGCCACTTTGGTTTTTGCCGTGACTAGCGGGTACGCCGTAGATGCAAATACTGGCAATCTCGTAGCTCTCACAACAAGTGGAGTTTACTACGCCACATTGAAACAAAGCCGTAATCCGCGTTATGAGCAACGCCTTGGTGCTGATGAAACTGCCATTTACATGAAGGGCAGATTAGTTGGTCCATTAGCGTTTTCGGGAGTGCCCCCTGGAGAAGTGGCGCAAGCCACCATTGAAAACCAGGAGGGGCGTTTTGAGCTGCTCCCTACAACTGAAATGGCTGTTCATTACAGACAACTTTTAGGCGCTCCCATCCATGGTTACTTCCGTGCTATTGGTGCCGGAAGCGTTCTAAACACTTAATACGCTCCCCTCGCTTTTGTTTCAATGTCCTACATTCAGCATCCCACTCAGCTCATCAAGAGCCAAGATACCATCATCTACGTTGGTTCCGTTTCAGGAGCCGCACGTCCCACAGTATCTAGCGTTGGCGGCGCCGTTGTCGCTTCTGGTGCTCCTACCATGTATTACTTGGCAGGTGTTACTGACGCTACTGTGGCTATTAATGACGCCGAGCAAGAATACTATCTGCTTGGTGGTGGCGGTTTTGCAGATAGCGTGATCGTTACCACTCGCGCACAAGCTTCTATTACTTCTTACTTCCAACGTGACTTGGATGGTACTGCCATTCAAACCACTGGTTTTGATGAAGCCATGGATGTTATCCTGCGCAGTCGTTATGACAAAAACTACGAAGTATTTGTTCAAGTGTTCAAGGCTATTGGTGGTAGTTTCACTTATGACACTACAATGTTTGCCGCTTGTGTAATGAATTACAGCGAGGCTTATCCTGCTGATAATCTCGTACAAGTTACGTTTGATTTAATGAGCCGTGGCCCTGTGGCTGCCGGTCAAATCACAATCAGCGGCAGCAGCAAACTGCCTACTGGCCCTAACTAAACCCTTCTTTATATTTTCTAGCCTCCCGGAAGGGGGGCTTTTTTATTTCGCTAAGATAAGAGCATGAACATTTTACAACTCAGACAAACCATTAATGCCCTCGTCAACAATTTAATTGGGGCATACATACTGCCAAATAATACGCAACAGCCAGCTTTTTATGTTGAAGGTAAATATGGTGTGCCAAAAGATTGGAAGGTAACAGGATTAGAAGTAGTAATACGCCAGTTCCCTGAGATTTCTTCTCGGCCAATGGTTGGCACTGTACGAAAAGCAAAATTATGGGAAGTGATGTTATCGCAATATGCTCCAGCTAGCGAAAATCTTGAAGAAGCTATTGATCGCATTGTTAGGCATTTCCCTGATGCTACAGTTCGTAATTTTCCATCCAGTGACAGAGAGTATCAATATGCTCGAATTGTAATTCCAGATGTTGACATTGTATTTCAATATCAACATGCCGTATAGCAATGGCAAGATTAATAAACCAAGCACTTATAGAAGCTGCTCTTATTAGAGCGTTTAATAATTGGGCGGAAGAAGATTTAAATGATAAGTTTTTTAGTGAGCAATTTATTGATAGGCAATGGCCATATCCAGGACCTATTACTATCAGGAAAGCAAGGTCACCAGCAGGAAATCCTCGTGATATTTACGACACTGGGGCTCTTTTTAAAAGCGGTCAAAATAGCTTTACTTTAACAAATAGTGTTGCTGGGGCATCGGCAAAATGGCATTGGAATGCAAAAAATTCAAGCGGAGAAGAATATGCTTTTTATGTTCACGAAGGTAAAGGTCCACATTCTCGTGTGCCACGCAAGTGGACAGATGATTTAGTGATACCATTGCTTTTTGAGCAATCTGAAGCAAAGCTTGATTTAAGTGCCAGAATAAGCATTGAATTTGCGCGTTTATATGGTTATTGATTATTTATGGAGCGAATGCCAAAAAGTCCATGCTATCAATTGCAAAATTAAAGGAGACGAGATTGAAGTGGGAGTGCTATGCAGCATTGCGCTTCGTGAAACTACCCTTAGAATTACTAACGAACATCATTCTTTTTTGGTGGACATCCCTGAAGAATTTCGCTCTGGCGGCGAAAGAGTGAAGGGATTCAACATCGTACTGACAGTGCTAAATCATGAGCAAGTATAGTTTTCTTCTCCAAAGCGAAGAGCCTGAGTTTTTTGAACTCACGCCTAAGATCCGCTTGCGTAAGCATGGTGGATGGTTGGTAGCTGAAGGTATTGAACAGGAAGAACTAAGCAAAGTTCAAAGCCAGGCAACTATTCGTGCTGTGCAATTAGCAAAACGTATTGCCACTGCAAAAGACATTCCATTGGATGAAGCATTTGCCTTGTTGCAAGGTGGTGCTGATATGACAGAGATGGAACTACTAAGTGATTTCACTGAAGAAACACTTGGTATGATCAATAGTAGCGGTAGTGTTGAAACTGGTAATGCTCGCATGGTAACTGCATTCATCCGTTGCAGAGGCGAAGGTCTAATTAAAGACGAATGGTTGCCCCTTGATGATTGGTCCATTGAAGACACTAAAGCCATGGGACGGCGCGTGATTGTAAAAGGTATGGAATTTATTGCTAGCGAGCAAGAAGCTGAGGCGCAAGAAGCAGGACAAGCAAAAAAAGCACCACGCCGGACGAAGGAAGCATCGCCGAACGTTTAGAGAAACAAGCCCGGCAATTTTTAAAAAACTTAACCAAGTGGGATGATATTTATTTTCGTCTTAATGCCTCGGATTTTAATGATTGCCGATGGAAGGCGGATAGCTTTGGTAAGCAAAGAATGAAAGATGTAATAAAAGCATTGAAATGGTTAGAACAATATGATGTTACGCAATACAATATTAATAGCGTTGCTACGGCAAAACTTGGCACCGTAGTGGTAGGAGCATTAGGCGGAAAGAAGGCAAAAGTATCAGTGGATGATTTCCTTCCATTTAGCACCAAACGAATTAAACAAGATAGCGGAATTTCAGATGAAACCATTGGTGTGTTGCAAAAACTAATGAGAACAAGAAAAATGGATGGACGGGTAATTGCTTTGTTATCTGAAGACTTAAAAATTGCCTCCACCCGTGAACAAGGCAGTGATTAGCTACACTATTAACAATAGGCTTATTGTCGGATATGGCTGCTCCTGAGTTAAGACTTAATGTAACGCTGGACCTGGCTAGCTTTCGCGGTCAGCTAGGGAAGCTTGCTCAGACAGCAGCAGCATATTATTATCCCGTCAATTTAATTATTGATAAAAAAAACTTTGAGACTCAATTAAAAGCATTAGGGAAAATCAAGCCTGTTGTAAATATCAATGATGATCAGTTAATTGCAGCAAGAACACGAATAGGCACGTTAAATAAAAGTTTAGCAACATTAAGGAAAGCTACTGCTACTCCCATTGAAATTAAAGTTAAATATGTAGAAGTAGGGAAACCTCCAGCAGGAGGAACAGCAGAAATAGGACGTGCTGTTTCGGGGGGTGTTAGAGGATCACAGGCAATAGAAGGTTTTAGTAAGCAACAATTACAAAACACTCGCAAGATGATGGTCACAGCCGGAATGGCTGTTGGTCAAATGGGCAATCTTGCAAAAGCAACAAGCGAGGAATACAGGAAATCCATTGTTCAAGGTTTTACTAATAGCGGACAAGAAGCAATTAATGGTTTTGCGGCTGGATTAAAAGATGCTTCATCT